TACAGCCTATTGGCACAAGACGCCTCGCCATAGGCCGCACATAAGTTGTTATACTGCATAGCGTTAAAGTAGGACCCCCCCATCTAAAAAGTGAATCGACCCCCCCACCCCGCCGCCGGCAAAAAGCCCTATCTAGCCCGCCTTCCCCGCCACACCTACTTTTGGTCGTAATACTAATGCGGTTGACAACCCTTACTAGATGAGGGGTAAAAGATAAGATAACTATGATGATAAACATAATAAACTATCTATAGAGTGGTTTCCCCCTAGTCGGACTATTAGGTATTTGACCCCCTTCCTTGACAGGTGGGTTTTTCTATAACCGTTTAAGAATAAAGAGTTAAGAATGATTACTAATTTAGGGGTCAATAATATCCCCTGGACACTCTTTTAAATAAATACTACACTAAACTAAACGTAGATTAGTGAAGTATAATATAATAAAGGAGAACCATGCTATTGACAGGTAGAAACGAAGGAAATACAACACACACACTACACACATACACACACTACATACATATACTAACTACTTATAGTATCTTATCTTATGTGAATAGTAAGTTACTAAGGAATATATCCCACGTCCCCCTATTCGAGTGTAGGTTTTAAAACCTTGACAAGCCTTGAATTTCATTGAAATACCTTTGGGGGTCCATCTCTACTCACTATGGTTTCGCATTTTGCACGAACTACCAAATACGGTAGTTCCTTAAAAGCGTTATAAAATTCCAGGATTTTACTTGACAAGATAGAAAGAACGTGTTATAATAGAAGAATACATTGTAGTAACATTAATAACAGGAGCGCAAGAAATGAAATGCCTATTAGAAAAATGTGATCGCAGTGTTTATGCAAGGGGACTTTGCTGCCCTTGTTATAACAGTGCATTTAAACAAGTGGCATCCGGGAAAGTTACATGGGAACAATTAATATCTAAAGGATTAGCAAATGAAGTAAAACATGGTGGTCCCGGCTGCGGAATATTTCTAACTGAATTTAGTAAACAATTTACCGAGGTAAAGTAATATGAAATGTCTTAATGGTTCTTGTGATAAGCCAGCATTATATCGTGGATTATGTCATCCTTGTTACAATGCTTTTAATAGAATAATTAACTGTAATTCTTTTACGTGGGAAGAGCTAATAGAAAAAGGATTAGCTGCTCCTAAGCAAGTTAAAGTAAAGCAACCTAAAGAAGCTAAACAAGCCGGCAAGGTTGGCCGGCCTGGTAAGTTTACCGACGAAGAGTTTAGGAGCGCCGCATTAGAATATGATGCTGCTTACCAAGGCAATAAAAAGACTATAGAATACTACAAGGGATTTCTTGAGGCCCAATCTAGTAGATTGACTGAATGGCAAAAGGAAGATATTGAAAAAATGCTTCAACCTTTTCTTATGAAGGAGCAAGATCGTTTATGGAGAGAAAAAAGAGCTTCCGAAAATTCTCAATCGAATGTATAATAGATAGTGGAGGAAAATAAAATGCCATTTGCGAGTAAAAAGCAGCGAGCATATCTGCATATACATGAACCGGCTATCGCCGCCCGCTGGGAAAAGGAAGCTAAGAAGTCTGGTAAGTCGGCCGTGCAAAAGAAGAAAAAATCTTTTACAAAGAAGAAATAATGCCTGCAGGTAGAGACTTAACAGATCGCCTTAAAGACCAAGCCGTAGCAAGATGGATAGCAGGGGAAAGCTGTAAACATCTCGCTAAATGTTTTGACACTACCGAAGGAGTGATTACAGCAGCAACTAATGATGCTAAAGCTGTCCGCCCCAAACAACAGAAGGTTACTCCTAGTGGCCTAAATCTTCCAACTGAATGTGCGGACAAGGAGCAATCATACCGCGAGAATCTTAGATGGGCGATTAATGCCGCCGGCGAGTTCCTTCGCTCCGGGAAGCGTCCTGCCATTTGTCCGAACAACTCTGCGTGGTATCTTTTTGTACAAGCTACTAAAGACCCGAAGGATTTTCTTGGGCGCGTGGGACAAATAGAATCTAAGGGCGAAGATGATTCCGATAAAGAATTGCGGGTTTCTACAAAACATTCTATAGAAGAGATAGAACTTTTTTTACAAGAATTACAACAAGGAGAAGAGAAATGAGAGTTGCTATTTGCTATAATAGCCTTACTGAAGATGATGTAATTAGTTTTAATGAAGTAGAAACACAAGTAAATGCAGTAAAAAAAGCATTAATAAATCTTGGACATGAAGTAATAATAGCATCATTTGGTTTAAATTTAATGTTAATGAAAGAGTATTTAGATAATAGAAAACCAGATTGTATTTTTAATCTTGTTGATGCTCTTTATGCACATGACCAATTACTTGCCTTGCCTATATACGTTTGGGAAATGATGGGTATTCCTTATGCAGGTTCGAGTCTTGAATGTCTGTTATTATCGTCAAATAAGGTCTTGGCAAAAACTTTAATGAGGGATAGGTGTTTTCCAACGCCGGATTGGATGGAAGTTGCAGAAATATGGCCGGACAAAAACACACGCTGGATTCTTAAAAATGTTTGGGATCACGGGTCGCGTGATTTAGATGATGACTCTGTATTTGATGGTGATTTAATTGATGTTCAGTGTAGATTAAATAATCGCATTGCCCGTACAGGTCGCAAGACTTTTGCCGAAGAGTTTATTGATGGTCGAGAAATAAGCGTTGGGGTGATTAGTTGTCCTGATGGCATTGAAATTCTTCCGCCGACCGAGATTGATTATTCGGCTCTGCCTCGCAAGCAACCTGCTATTTTAAATTACAATTCCAAGTGGGTTCACAATACGTTTGAATACGCTAATACGCCATTACTGGCCTTATCCGAAGATGACGCGATTCTTGCTAACCGACTGGCTTTTTTAACTTATATGTGTTGTGACCTATTTCAATTGAGCGGCTGGGGGCGTATTGATTTCAGGATAGATAAGAATGGTAAGCCATGGATTTTAGAGATCAATGGCAATGCTTGTCTGTCCCCTGATGCCGGTTTTCAAACACAACTTGCTTTGGCCGGCATTCCATTTGATACTGCAATCCAATGGATTTTGAATGATGCAATGAAGAGGGGAAAAAATGCGAAGCCCAACTAAAACTAAGTTTGCAAATACAAAAACAAAAAGCAGAAAAAAGAAAGTAGATAAAAAACTTGAAGCAATAGTTAACTGCGATCATTGCAGAGACCCGCTTGGACGCATGTGTGTGCGCAATGCCAACTCTGCTATATGTGCCGAGGGGGTTGGTATTGCTACAAAAGTCATTAATGGAAAACAAATGTTTTTCTGCTCTTTAAGTTGTAGGGATTTATTTGAATCTGGAGCCATAACATGAGACAAACTTTTGAGGCTATTCCGCAGGATGCGTGAGTGGGCAAGGAAAGAAAATATTGAGTGGGCACTTGACCCAACGCTTCCAATTCCCGTTCAAGTAAAGCGGCCAATTGATTTTACGTAATGAGAGTCTCAGCTCCTTTTAATCATTTCGTTCCTAAAGACCTAAAAGCCAATCTTAAATGGCGCAAGGCTGTTTATGAGAAAGTATTAAGCGATCCATCTTATGCGGATATTATTAAATCTACTTGCGCCCAAGACCCTTTATTTTTTATAAATGGTTTTGGCTGGACTTATAATACGCGTGTAGAACCTAATCCCAAAATCCCGTTTATTCTTTATCCTTTTCAGGAAGAGGCGATATTAGAATTAATACGGGCATTTAATTCTTATGATATACTTATAGAAAAAAGTAGGGATATGGGTGCAAGTTGGATGTGTATCGTCTCTACTTTATGGGCATGGAGATTTCATACAGGAAAAGATTTTCTTTATAATTCTCGTGTGCAGGAATTAGTAGATCAAGCAGGAAATCCAAAATCTATGTTTTGGAAGTTTGATTATTTTCTTGATAATCTTCCTATTTGGTTGCGGCCGGTTGGATACGATAAGAAAAGACATAGACATAGTATGCACGTTGAAAATCCAGAGTTTCCTGCTGCAATAGATGGGGAGTCAACTACTGGGAATGTTTCGGTTGGGGATCGTAGATTTGGAATTGTTCTCGATGAATTTTCTGCAAACTCCGAAGGATATAGTATATTAACGGTTACACAACATGCGACCAACTGTAGGGTATTTAATTTTACTCCTCGTGGAACGGGAAATGCCGCTTATGATATGCGGCAAACAAACATTAAAAAACTTAGATTTCACTGGACACTGCATCCCGTTAAAACTATAGGATTGTATAACCGAATAGGGAATAAATTTAATATTATTGACAAGGAGTATTGGGGCAAAATTGAGAATCCAAAGTTGGAAATGGAGAGATATGATAAACTTATTATGAATAAGGGCGTTCCATTACCGGATGAAAAATTGCGTTCTCCGTGGTATGCAATAGAATGCGACCGATCAAGATCAGCACAGGAAGTGGCCCAAGAACTTGATATAGATTATCTTGGAAGCGGATTTCAATATTTTGATTCAAATCTCATATATAAAGCAATTCATAAAGATACTTTTAACCCCCTGTTGGTTGGTGAGTTGGAATACGATAACACCACTGGGGAACCAATTAAGTTCAGGGATGATTCAAACGGAAAACTAAAATTATGGATTACTTTAAATCGGGAAGGGAAGATTAATCCAGAGCATCAATATACGGTTGGCGTCGATGTTTCCGGGGGCAGCGGAGCCTCTAACTCGTGCGCTGCTATTTGGGATAATGTTACATGCGAAAAAATTGGTGAATATGTCAATTCAAGAATTAGACCGGAGGCATTTGCGACTCAAATAAGAGCTATATCAAAGTGGGCGAATAATGCTTATTTAATTTGGGAAAGCAATAACGCAGTCGGATTATCTTTTGGGTCTAAATTATTAGAACTTGGTTATGGCAATATATATCTTCGTAAAAACGACGCAACAATTACTGGTAAGGTTTCTGATGTACCCGGTTGGGCCAGCACTAGAGATACTAAGGTTGCCTTGCTGGGATCGTACAGAGATGCCCTGGAGCGCGGCGATTGTATTAACAGATCGAAGGATGCCTTAGAGGAAACTCTTGAATTTGTGCATACTCCAGATGGAGGTATTGAACATTCAAGAGCACTAAATAAAACTGACCCATCAGGCGCAAGAGGAAATCATGGCGACCGTGTTATTGCGGATGCGCTTGCCTGGAAGGGACTCCATGAAAGAGCAAGACGACCTGAAGCGGAGCAACCTGAAATTCCTGTGGGATGTCTGGCATGGAGGAATAAAATGAGAGAAAATGAGAAGTTAAACCCTAATAAAGAATTGCAAGAAGGATGGCTATAATGTCTGATTCATTATCTGAAAAGCAGTTTTCAAAATTAAAAAAGAGTATCGAGTGGAGCGCTAAACAACTAGAGCACCCACGCAAGACACGCATTAAGGCGATCAAGGAATATGTGGGATTTCATTACGCCTCTGCCGGCGCACGTAAGAAGATGCCAGTAAATTTTCTGGCGTTAGCGGTTTCAATTTATGTTCGTCAACTCGCGGCCAGTTGTCCGCGTGCCTTATTTACTACTAAACGGCATGACTTAAAGCATATAGCACATAATTTTGAAATAGCAATTAATCAAATTCCAGACGAAATTGATTTGACAAACACCCTTCGCCGATTGGTTACGGAGGCAATGTTTTCAATGGGCATCGCCAAGGTTGGTCTTTATACAGTTGGCGAGGCGCTGGGGCATAAGTACGGAGAACCTTTCGTTGACGTGGTTACGATGGATGATTACTTTTGCGATATGTCCGCCAAGCGCCTTGATCTTATTGACTATGAAGGAAACGATTATTGGCTTGATTTTGATGAAGCAAAAGACTCTGATTGGTTGGACAAGAAAGATAAGGATGACATCAAGCCAGATGACTACACGGTTATTGGTCAGCAAGGAGAAAAACGTGCCGAGGGAATTGTCAACTCCTCTAGCGCGGATCAATATCGGGATAAACTCTGGTTGCGTGATGTATGGCTTCCCAAAGAAGGACTATTGTTGACTTACCAAGTAAAAAGCGGATTGCTTTTGAAAACTGTCGAGTGGGAAGGACCGGAAGAAGGGCCATATCATAAGTTGGGCTTCTCTGATGTTCCAGGGAACCTTTTACCACTCCCGCCGGCATCATTATGGCGAGACTTGAATGAGTTAGCTAATTCCTTATTTCGTAAAATAGGCAACCAAGCCGATGCTCAAAAGACAGTGCTTGGATTTCCTGGCGGCAATGAAGAGAGCGTTGAGGATTTTAAGCGAGCACAAGATGGCGATGGAATTCGATATACCGGGGCCGATCCAAGGGAACTAAAAGCCGGTGGAGTTGATCCCCGGACTCTTGCCTTTTTTATGCAGACGCGGGATTTGTATTCTTATTTTGCTGGTAATCTCGACACTCTTGGTGGCCTTAGTCCGCAAGCTCAAACTCTTGGGCAAGAAAAAATTCTTAGCAGCGCCTCTAATTCTCAGTTACGCGATATGGCCGATAAGACCATTGCCGTCATAGAAGATATTTTTAAGACTCTTGCTTATTATGAATGGCACGATCCAATTAAGCGTCGAATGCTCGAAAAGCCTATCCCTGGAACTGATATGTCGATCACAGTAGAAATGAATCGCAAAAAGAAAAAAGAGGACTTCAATCTTTTTGATCTTAATATTGATGTGTATTCTTTACAAGATAACTCCCCTGCCGCGCGGCTGCAAAAACTTGGGGCTATATGGCAACAATATATTCTTCCAAGTGCTCCCATGATCCAACAAGCAGGTGGAACTATTGATGTTCAAAAACTCCTGGAGAAGGTTTCTCAATATGCCGATTTGCCCGAAATTGGCGAAATCGTGCAATTTGCCGAACCCTCGGGAGTTCCGGGTGTTCATCCGCCAGCCACGCGCGTCGGCGCGCCACCGTCCCCTCCACCACCGCAAGGCGGACCCCAGCCGGGAATGACTCCGCAGGGATCGTCGGCGGCCATGCAACAACTCTTAATGGGGGGTCATCCTGGGGGTGCGATGGGGCAATAGTTGTAAAAATAACAGTTTCTTGGTATAATGGATATTATATGATCTATTGTTACAGCACCGCTGCCGGAGAGGTTATTGAGGAGTCATTTCCCTTTGGTGAAGCCCCTAGTACAATTACCTCAGAGTGTGGTGTCATATATGAGAGGGATTTCGCGGCCGAACACAACCCACGGCGGGCAGGAGGCGGCTGGCCCATTGAATGCTTAGGGAGTTCGGTACATCCCTCGCAAGCGCAGGAGTTAAGGGATCATTTTAAATCTCATGGTGTAGGTATAGAGGTTAAGGATAATGGCCGGCCAGTGTATGAGAATTCCCAACAGCGCAAGAGAGCACTAAAATGCCGTGGCTTACACGATCTTAACAGCTTTAACTAGAGGAGAGAAAAATGCCCGTAAGTGATGAATTTGTTGCTGAATTAAACGAAGCGATTGAGTCTCGTGTTGATGAAAAAAAGAATCTGGAACCCGATTCTGATATAGTTAATTTAACCAAGCCTGTTGAAAAGCCAGCTGCGGAAGAGCCGGCCGAAGAAAAGCCTATCGAGGATCAGGAGAAACCTGCTGAAGAAAAGCCGGTTGAAGAAAAGCTAGTACAGCCGACTATTAGTGATGCTGTCCTAACTGAAGCGATTAGAGCGGGATTGACTATTGAAGAGGCGCGGGAATTCGGCTCAGACAAATTGCTAATGCGGGCCATAGACATGGTTCGTGCGGTTGCCGTTAAATCTATAACGGAACCAAAGGCAGAGGCCAAGGACCCGCTGGCTGGTTTTCCGGTCCTCGATCCAGAACA